CCATAAAGCGATTAAACACTCCATCCGGAACACACATATTACTATTGACTGCAAACTCTAGATCTGGTCTAGGATTTTCTATAAGATCGTCTAACACTCGAAATGTATCTTTAGAAAGTAGTGGCTCACCGCCGGTAATACGGAAATGTTTAAGATCCTTTGATACATCAGGCCACCATTTCCAAAATGCTTCCACGTAAGGATTATAGTCCTTGTTTGGAATAGGCATAACACCTTGGTCTTTAAGCCAGTCAATACCGCCATGAGCAGTTGTAGTTGGATACGGTCCGTGCTTCTGAACTTCTTCCATCCATTTACTACTAACTTGCGGTGAACAGTATGAGCATTTAAAATTACACACACTACTAAAACTTACTTCTAAATAGCTAGGATTAACATTATCGTCCCAGGGTTTTTGAATAATTTCTGGAATGTAAGATTCAGCCCAAGGTTCTTTAGATTTATATGTTCTATCACTTATTTCGTTATTGTCTTCTACACGCCAGCAATAATCACACTCCTTGGGTCTATCACCTTCGAGCATTTGCTTACGTTGTAACTTCTTAAATTTTGTATTATGTAATGCGCTAGGATTACATTCTAATTCTTCAACAGGTATTTTATGCGGTACTGGATGATGACAACTGTGAGTCTGTCCAGTGTGTAAGTGTAGCGTAACTTGTTTCCACTTAGCTACACAAAAACTGCAACTAACAGGATCTAGTTTTTCTTTTTTCCATACTTCAGGTGTCATTACTATCCTCAATTAAAAATGGCTCTTTGTTTATTCTTTTTGGCACTTGATAAACTGTCTTAAAAAATTTACTCTGTTGATCACTTAGTGGAGATTCTGATATCGGAATATCTAATTCTTTAATTAGCAATCTGCCTATATCTTCTATATGATTAATTAGATCGTCGTCTGCAATTTTACTAACTTCGGTATTCCAAAGATTGTTTAAGTATGTAAAGTCACGTACATTTACAAAGTTCCAATCTGTACACATAGTGCGGTAAAGACCTTCTCTTGCCCCATAAATTGCCCATAATCCATTTTCTACATCTGCTCCAATCATTTGCCAAATATAAAGCCTGTGTAAATTTTGCCAATATCCGTCATATAGTTTACTTGTATCAGGCTTTACTCCTTGATCAAGTGCCATCTTGACGCCTTCTCTAAATCCAGCACGCCATGCTTGCTGCGGTGTGGCATTATTATATACATCACTAAAAGTGGTATTCATTTGGATATAACGCATGTCCCAACAAAAATCAACCTGTCCTTGTGGATTACCAGGTTCAGCATTTTCATGTGTACGCATATTAAGAACATAACTCTTTGGCCAACATTTAAGTCCGCCATTACCATATACTAATCCGTTTATAACATTTTTTCCACACCAGCTAACAACACTATGATCTAACTGTGCTTCAGGTTTAAAATTTACAATTTGTTGTATATAATTAGCATATACTATATTATCGGCATCTACAGTTATAAATCGATCAGTTTCACTTAAATCAGCACATGCCTTATGCGCTGCATCACTACCTTCCACACCATGTACACGTTTAGCCCATGGTATCTTACTACACAGATCTGCATAGTTTTTTTCTGCGTTAGGTTCGTCATAACTTAAAAAAATAACATCATAGTCTGCTACTTTGATTGAATTCATTTTACTACCTCATATCTATAATTACGGTAAAGTCGTGGTGTAAATATCGAAAGATTTTTTTCTTCTGATTCATACATATACGGAAATATACACTTTGTTTTGTCTATTAAATCTTTAATTGGTATTTCAATAGTTCGAATGAGTATATTAGGATCATCAGGCTCGGTGATAAAAAACATAACAACTTTGTCAGTAATTTCCTTGTCTAACAATTTTTCGTTTACAACAATATCTTTAGTGCTATAAAATTGCCATTGTTTTGCAATATCATTTTTAAAAATATATACACTAGTGTCATCAGACGAATTAATCATGTACAACTGATTGTCAACTAAAACTTTATGTCCTTTTCTGTTTTTTCGTGCCATTAACGGAATAGATTTTTTATCTACCGATACTATGTTTTCAAGAAATAGTTCAGCAGTGTCTAATGTATCTTCAACAGTAAAATCTTTATGAAGTTTATATATCTCATTATTAGCCCAAACATGATCGCCTTTATAAAATAAATCAGTTGCGTTGTGTTTTCTAAAATTTATACCAGCATATATCTTTTCTAAATTATCAAATGTATTACCTTCAAACGGAATTTGATAAAGATAGTCTTCAACTGATTTTAAAAAACTAGTTGCAACTTCTCTAGCAATTACATATTCTCTAAGTTGATGATTATACTTTACCACATATTCGCTAATCTTTGCTCTACCTAAAAAATACTCTTTTACTTCATCGTGGTTAACTTCAATAACATCATATTCGCTATCTATAGGATTATTTGTGATAGCAAAGACTTCACCGTGTGTCTTTTCAAAATACACATAGCTTATGTCTCCTTGTGCTATTAAACTATTTAATTTTGCTATTGCATTAACTAAATTAGACATAAGTTATCTCCCTGTATTTGTTAAATACTTTTTCAACAAAGTCTTTTTCAGTATAATGCAATATACCATTTTGTATAAAATTTCCTAATTTTAAATTACAATTATCATCTAAATATACGCCTAATTTATCTTGCCATCTGTCTGGCAAATTATTCCAACCTTGTATCATTGGTTTTAAATGTGTAAATGTAAGAATATTATTTTTCTTATTTGTAACTTCTTCTTCTATGTTAAGTATTTTTATTGCAATAGCTGCTGCGACATCTATACTTAAATGTCCGGGTGTTTGATTAGGTAGAAATTCTTTCCAAAAATCTTTCCAATTCTTACAAATAATTTCTAGTAAATTGTAAAAGTTTTTTGCTAAGTCTGATCGTTTAAAATAATGTACACCGACATACGTGTTAGGCAGATAATTTTCAGTAAATGTCTTTCGATAAAAGTCATTTTCAATTATGTTATTATTAAATGTCCTTACTTCAGATGTAAAAAATAAATCCGAATCAGCTAACATATTCCATGTACTAGTAAGATCATTAAAAACCATCATATCAGTGTCCATTACAATTGTTTCATCGTATGGACTACAATGATAAATTTTCCATCTATTTTCAACTTTCCAAATAGTTGTTTCAGCATCATCACCAAATGGAATAGGAATAATTTTGTCAAACAATATTTCATAATCTGCAGGAACTTTATCGTCAGTGATAATTGATATTTTTTCATTAGGACTATTTTTATTTAAAGACAGAGCTAACAACACAGCCTGTTTAATATAATCTACTTGTAGTACAGGATTAACTGTATATAAATTATTATAATAACACACTAAGTTACCTGGACGTGGGTTTTCAAATACTAAACTTTTATTACTATCTGCATATAATTTAACTTCTTGATCAATAATAGGCTCATAATCATCTTCAGTAAAATCACTGTTTGCTGGTACATCAACTAAAGCACGCCACACTTTATTATTGTACCAAACATGCTGACCTGCTAAATGCAAAACCTGCTTGTACCAAATATCGATATTAACTCCTTCAAATTGGGGAGTCAGTGTATATAATTCTGTTTCATCTTCTTTACGCACTTCGTAAACATTATTATTAGATAGTACAATATTATTCTTTTTACATAGATGATGTACAACAAGATCGTTTTCATCGTAGTGTATATAAACTTCAGGTATTACTAATTTTACATCATCATAATTAAAAGTTTTAGACTGTAAACAAGTATTAACAAATCTAAAGACTTTATTATCGTACCAAACATGCTGACCAGATATATAGTCAAGCTCTGGATACCATATATCTACATGAATACCCCTGTATTGCTCTTCAAGGAAATGATTTGGTATTTGTCTCGATACTCTTTCATAACTATTTTGTGCTAAAACTACTATACCCCTATTGCTCATTAATCACTCTTTCTAGACTAAATTTATTCATTACATGAACATTTTTTCCTTTAGTACTTAATGCTAAATATTCTCCTAAATATTTTGGACGTTCGATTAAAAATTGCATATAATCATCGTCAATTTCTAAACATATATCCTTATCAATTGTGTAATAATGTGTACCTGGTAATTCTTGTACACAACTGTCGAGACCATCAAAACCATTAAGAATATGTGCTGCAATACTAAATGCAAAATCATTTCTAAACAACGGAGAATCAATTTGATAGACTCGTCTGTAATGAGACCAATTATCTTGTATGTGTGCAATTAAATCAAAGAATATTTTATTTGATTCAGTCTTTGTAAAATATACTACAGTTGCCCAATAGAAATCAACACCACACTCACTTATGTACTTAAACTCTGCTTCACTACGTGTGCCAGATAAATCCTTTGCATTTTTAAACATCATTAAATCATATTGACTATCAAAGCAAGATTTAAATAAATCATTAGAAATAATATAGTCTGTATCTAATAATAATGTATTGTCGTATGGAGATAGATCATATGCTTGTGCTCTGCCTGCATTCTTGAAGGGAAGTTTTTTATGTGTTAGTGTGCCGTCAAAGTAAAATCTATTATTCTGGACAACTTCCCACGCTGTAGGAATGATCTTATCAAATATTCCTCTATCAAAATTTTCTACTAGATAGTCTGGAGAGTCAGTAACTATACTAGTAGGAATATTTAAATATTTCTGTATGCGTTTTGCTAAAAACTGTGCTTGATTTACATAATCGAGCGATCCATTATTTCTTGCAAATAGTAATGCGCCATTAGTCATTTTCTATTAATTTTTCTACCGAACGTTTTTTACCTAGTGCTACATAACTGTTATGATAGTCGTTAGAAGCTTCAAAGTAAATATCTAAAATATCTTCTGAAAACTTAGCTAAGTCTGGTATCATTACTGGACGATCATTATCATCAGTCAAAACAACATCAGTATCTGCACCTTGCTTTACTAGTAAGTCTATAAATGTAATTAATTCTCTTGTAATAGTAAACTGAGAACCTTCAGTAAAATATATTAAACTTTCTTTAAACTTTTCTTGAAGAATACGTTTTTGATTATTAATCGTAACCATATACTTGCTAAAGTCAAGAGCCTTTTCTAATCTTTCGTCCATACTACCTCCTGTTAGTGTTAAGTATAACACAGATTGTTTAGTAAGTCAATATGAATGTACTTATTATTACAGGTTACTTGTAGAGTTGTAAGTTGGTGCTGCTACGCTTACAGTGGTAACTGTGCTAGACCCTATTACCATTGTGCCGTTTGCTCGTAGTACAGACGGTTGTACTGTTAACGTACCTTGAACGTCTTCATCGACATCAGTACCTTGTCCGTCAACACCGCCTGTGTTAACATCGTCAAACACTACATTAAATCTAATTCTAGAAGTGTTATCTTCTTTTGCCTGGATATAAAAGATATTACCTGTATACGTTGATGCTGTTTTTTGCCATATAGTTTGATAAGAAGAAGTAAGATCATAGTTACCGATACTTGAAGCAGTGCCATAACCTGTGCTGTGTATAGTACTTGTATAACCAAATTCAACGTGTCCAGTTCCGATTATACCCGACCATTCTACACCTTTTGTAGAGTTATCGCCTGTTTGTGTAGAATCTATTTTCACTCTACTACCTGCATTAAAAAATTCTCTACGTGCAGCAGCATCTGCAAATGTTACTGTAAATTCATGATTTACAGCGCCATTCCAAGGAGTTGTTCTGCTATTACTTGAATATGAAGTTTCAGAACGTTGACTAGTATGTAGATCAAATCTATTGTTTTCGCAATCGGTCATTAAACCTTCGAGATAGGTTATATGGCTTTCTTCGATTTTATCAGTACTAGTTGTGTTTGTAACGTAATCGCCTGTTACATAAGGACTTTGAATTGTTCCGAAAGCAGTTGTTCCAATTTGATGAACTCTTGCTCTTACAATATCGCTATAAATATCTAAATATTGCTGTTCACTAATTAAGTCACCGCTAGATGTTGCTGCTACTGTTGTAGAATCAATACTGTTTCCGTAACCGTATGTTTCGTTAGCACCTGCAGAAGAATCACCCATTACTGATAATATTCGAGTACGTAGATTATTATATCGTGTTGCTGTAATAAAGGTAGGCATTAGAACTCCTGTCAAAACTATATTATAGTATATATAGTTTATTTACTTTACAAGGTCGTTATGTTTTGATAAATTGGTGCAGGGACCTCGATATAAAAATCAATTAAATCATCACCAGTTAGTGTGCTTTTTGCTCTTAAATGATTTACACTGCTCTTTAAAGTTCCGTCAATTAAATCGTCTTCTGCGCCGGATTCTAAATCATCAAATACAATTTTAAACTGTATTTCTGAATCAGATATTTCCTTTGCATACATTTCCATTAAATTTTGGTTATACGTAGGATATATTCCACCATTGCTTATTTTAGTATAAATTAATTGGTACGAAGTTGTTAAATCATAGTTGCCAATTGCAGAGGGTGTGCCTTGGTCAGTTGTGCTAGTATCACTATGGTTAAACTTAACTATACCTGCTCGTTGTAATAGAACACTCCAGTCATTGCCTTTAGGAGTTGCATAACCTAAATTAGATGTTTCTATCCTAAGCTCACCACCGCTATTGAAAAAATGTCTACGATGACCAGAATTATTAAAAGAAACTTTTACTTCGTGTATAAGTTGTCCATTCCATTGTGAAGTTCTAGTGGACGAAGTACCTAATTCAACTACCGACTGCGTCGAATCGACTAAAAATTTATCAGTTTCAATTCTATCCATCATTCTTTCTAGATCAGCAATACCCTTAAATTCAGCATCAGCACCTGGGGAGCTTGATTCTTCGCCTACGATATCAACTCCGGCTATAAATTCAAGATTTTTTACTTGATCAGTTATTTCAGCATTTACTAAACCAATTTGATGTAATCTTGCTCTTATTAAATCTTTATATAAGTTATTAAAAGATTGTGCAGTAATATTAACTTGCATATTACCGCCAGGAGTGTTTGTTACTTCCTCACTACTTATAGCGCCGCCATAACCTGAAGCTCCTTGCCCATATCCGGTTTGTCCGGCACCAGTTCCTAAAACTGCTGCTATTCTGTTTTGCAATAAGTTAAACCTTGATGCTGTAATTAAATCTCCGACGGCCATTTATTTTTCCTTTATACCTTAAGAACACATTCTACTAATTTTTCGCCCTCGTCGTTATTTGTTTCTAGTGCTATGCCTACTAATGCTGTTGAGGCAATAGTTGTGCATACACCTTCTGCCCAAGCATACACTGCCATACCTTTTGAAACTGGACCTTTTACTCTTACTGGTAAACGTCCTTTAAGTCCGATATATTGCCCTTCAGCTTCGCTATTCATCATATATGCAGGATCTGTTGATACAACACCGATACAAAATGAACTTGCACTTGCTGGTTCTACTTCATGATCTGGATGTCCGCATACTGCAACTGCTGTACCTGCTGGTAATTCTTCAGCAGTGGTATATTTCTCTGCAAGGTCAGCAAATTGTGCTTGTGTTGCAGTACCATGGAATACATTTGCTGTTAAATCACCGCTTGCATCTCTAGCTGCGATAGTATTTCCGCCAGCTGCTATAGATGCTGTTTGAAAACCAGCTGCGCCAGCAGCAGGGTCATTTACTTTAAGATTAGTTGCTTTATCAGCTTCGCCTCTAAAGTTTGTAGCATATACTTCTGCCCACTGTAATGTACTTGATCCTAGATCAGTTACATTATCCAATACAGGAACTAATCCTGGATGTGTAATTTTTGCTACATCAGTTAGTGTACCTGAAGCGTTTGTTGTTTTAAAAATTATTTCACTGTTACTACCATTATTGTTTGATAATATACCTGCGCCGCTTTGTGTAGATAGACCAAAGATACCATCTATAGTTGCACTAGGTGCAGATATTCCTGAACTAAAATTAGCAGATGCAGTTAATGCATACGCACTTGCTGCTACGCCGCCTAACATAGCTGCGTTTGATGCTGTACCGTGGTAAACATAATCATTTCCGACTACATTAGTACTGTTAGTTACACCATTATCAGCAGTTAATGTATGCTTTAGTGTTGTACCTTTTTTAATTCTGTCAAATCCTGCTATAGGATTAATTGACCCTAAGTCAAATTCGTCATTGCTTATAATAAATGAAGTTTGATCATTAATTACAGCTTTAATAATAGTTTTAGATGCACCTAAAGTATCAACTACTTGTTCACTTACCATGTTAGTAATACCCGAACCAGCAGACTGAGGACCAACTAGGGTATATTGATTATCTCCTGCTGTGCCGTTATGCACATATAACTGGTTGTTTACTTCATCCCACCAAAAATCACCTTTAACAAGTGTACTAGGTGCGCTTGATGCTATCTCAGAGCCGCCTGTTGACTTCCAATACCCAATCCCTGGCAATGCACCAGGAGTAGCAACAAAATATTTTAGTTTACTATTTGTAGAATCGTACCATAGCTGCCCTCTAATTGCTCTAGTTGGTGCGTTTCCGCCTGCAAAGTTTTCTAACAAGAACAATAAGTTCTCGTTTTGGATCTCTCCGTACCCTGCGTAGTTTTTACCAATAAATTTGATATTGGTTGTTTGATCTATAGTTCCATCTTCTACTGTTGTTAACAGTGAATTGTCGAATCTATCAATTTGATAAGCCATATTCTGTACCCCTAAATGCTATTATTATTTATCGTATCTTTATAAACTTTCAAGACCTATGTTTACCCATTCAATTGTTGTAATGTTAGTAACAGGATCAGTATTTGCCTGCACTTCATAAGTTAAAAGTTGTCTGTTCGGATTTGTGAATTCGATGTTGTTAAACGCAATATCTCGAACCACTGGTTGATTTTCTGTACCATTTTTGTCAACAGCAACCGTTGAAATATTCTTTGCTGTTTCAATATTAATTGTAACACTACTATAACTAGTTGTGTGTATTCTTGCTATTTTACCGACGTTAACAGATTCAACTGGAAACAGCCCTGCTAGGTAAGAAGCAACAATTTCTAGATATGCTAAGTTAGTATCGATTCCAGTAACGTCTAATGACATAGCTAATGGCTGTGTCAATGTCGTATTATCAACATACACTTTATTAGCAGCATCGCCCGGATTCTGTGGTGTAGCAATACCACTTATTCTAGCAACAGGGTTAATTTGTATCGAGCCGCCTGTAGTAAATGTAACGTTACCTGTAGCTTGTAAATTTAAATTACCAGTTGCTAAAACAGTGTTACCGTCTATATTAATGTTATCTACATCTAGATACACTAATGTACCTAGTCTAACTAAATCATCTGCAAAGTTAATATTTTGTAAACTATTTTCTGTTAGTTTGATACTACCGTTAATTTTATAACTTAACGATTCGTCCGTTAGGTTCATATCTTTATTTGCTTCCCAAGCATTAGAATCATATTCCCATAAGAACGTTTTATCGCCTTGTGTAGATCTAACAATAATACCACCGCCGTCTGCAAATAAATCGTCTTGTGCTGTACCGTCAGCAGTAACAGCAAGTTTAATTGATTTATCCAAAACTTGCAAGGTTGTAACTTCAACGCTTAACTGTTCACCTTCAACAACCAAGTTGCCTGTTATTCGTGTATCACCTTCAACGTCTAATGTATATAACGGAAGTCGGTCAATATTCATTATACCGACTCTACCTTCACTAGCATCAATGTATACAGCGTTAGTTAAGTTACCTAGGTTAGCACCAGACACAACTCTTAAAGCAAGGTCACTGTTTGAAATAGGATTTTCAATAAAGAAATTAGCACCCTGTGGACGCATACTCATAATTGTATTAGTAGTATTTGAAAATATCAAACCGTTTGTGTTTCTTATTTCTAATCTACCAGTTGTTAAACTATCAATATCAGATCTAATAAACTGATCAGCATTAAGTAATTGTCCGTCAGTTGTTGCTAAGTTTGAAGTACTTTCAGCAATACCTATAAATTTAAAATTTACTTTATCGTATACGTTAAAGCCTTTGAATATAATACCGTTAGGGTTACTTGCTGATACTAGTGCCGGAATTCTAGCAACTACAGCAGGAGTAAATTCAGTATTACTAAATAATCCAGTTTCTTCGTTATTAATATATAGTTTAGCAACTGTAATCTCAACTTCTGTAATACTTTTAATAGTTTCAACAAAGAAACCTGTTTTACCTTGGTTTTTAGTAAAGCTCGGTCCAATTAATAATGGATCGCCGCCGCCGTCAAAAAAGTATAATTGGTCATCACTGTTGTTAAACCAAAAGTCGCCAGCTGCTAGTCCAATAGGCTGTGTTGACTGAATAAACGGTTCACCTGTTGATTTCCATTCTACGCCAGTGTAAATTTTTAACTGGTTGTTTGCGCTATCCCACCATAACTGCCCTGTGAGCGGATTGCTTGGTGCAGCAGTGTTAGAAAAGTTTTCAAGCAATTTAATAAAGTTTTCATTAAAAACTTCACCGTAGCCTCTGTATCCTCTGCCTACAAGTGTTAAGTTTGTGCTTGTAGTGTCAATCTTTCCGTCAATTAAGTCTACTAATACTGCACCATTTGTTTTATTTAATTGATAGCTCATGTTGATGTTCCTGCGTATATAATGTAATTCAATGCCAAATACGGGTTCATAACGTTAAGTGGCGAACCTAAGGCGCCGCCTGTTTCTATGCCGCCTGTAGTTGTCTTTCCTTGATAACCCGAGGCACCTGCTTCTATAGATATAGGAATACCGTCTGGATCGGTTAATAACTGCCCCGGGTTATCTGGATCCTGTGCTTTCTGAGTGATAGCATAGAATTGAGATTCGTCACCTTCTAAAGTATGATCATGATCTGGTAAATTCTGTGTGTTAATTGAATAGGATTGATTTCCCTGTGATTGTCCTAATGTATCTGGGCCACCACCTTCAAACGCAATACCTGTAAAGCTAAATGTAGCAATTCCGCCTACGGTTAAAGAGTTAATTGTAATTACTAGATCATGAGTAGGTGTAGCACCTCCAAATATAACTCCAGAAATTGTAACTTTTTCTGTAACTGTATAACCAGTACCTGGATTAGTAACTTGTACATTATAATTTCCAGCATTAAGTTGCACACTGAATACAGCGCCAGAACCAGTACCTGTTGTAGATGTTTGTTGAACGTTAGTAAAGCTTGCAACTGATCCAGTAACACGGTTTGCTGCTTGTCCGCCCATATTGTCGACACCCAAAGGAAATCTACCTCTTAAATCAGGTAATCCAAATTTTAGATCGCCGCCGTCGCTAACTAAACTTGCTGGTTTAAAGTTATGTCCTAGTACTTGCCATAGATCGTTGTAGTCAGTTTTAAATACTTCTTGCCCTGTACATAGTAACCAACCCGCGGGTGCTGTAACACCTGCATATGGCATAATACTACCAATTGGTGTAATAGGCACAGATGCCAATAAATCAACTTTGTTTACTTTATATAGTCCTGAATCTGCACCTGTAGTTTTGTTAATTAACAGTTCGTCTGTATTACTAATTAAATCAGCTCTAAGTTTTGTTTTACTAGCAACAATATCGTTTGATATCGAAACTTCAAATACCTTTTCAGATCCTGACTGTCCGTCAAACTCAAAACTATTACTTGTAAAATCGCCTTGCATTCTAAATGTAGTTGCATTTGTTAGTTTGTCAGCAGTAGTCGATCTACCAGTAACATTACCAGTAACATTACCAGTCACATTTCCTAAAAATGATTCTGCATACATTCTTTTAAAAGGAGCAGATGACGATCCTATATCGTAAGAATTAATGTCTAATGCAGGCAATATATGAGCATTTACTACAGTGCTTCCGGCAATATTTAAACCGCCGCCTATATGTAAATCTTGAGCAATCCCTGCGCCACCTTTTACTACAAGTGAGCCTGAACTAAAGTTAATAGCATTTTCAGTATTACTGGCTTCTATTTTACCCGTATTAGTAGGATCCGAAGTATCGACTGTTGCTTTAATATTACCTATAACATCAAGTGCTTGACTTGGTGCAAGGTTATTAATACCTACTCTTTCTTCACTATTAATTCTTAAAACAGTATTAAAAGATTGATCTACATCTTTAAGTATCATATCTATCGAAGACACTTGGTTATTATTTTTTAATTCAACTGACGTACCATTTACGCCTACTTGGAATTGACCATCTGTTCCAAGTTTAAATCCGGAGTTATTATTGATTGTGAGCTGTTCGTTTAAAATTGCACGAGCGTCAGTTCTTATAAATTTTTCAGCAGCAACTTCAACTGCGCCGCCGCTTTCAACAACTATAAGTCCTTTAGCACTTTCAGCTATCCCAATAAATTTTATAGGATTGTCTATACTACCTTCATTACGTAAATTAAAACCCTTCTTAAGAGTACCAAACCCACTAATAGCAGTTTTAGGTGTAAAATCTTCTGCGCTTACAATAGCATATGGTATATCCTGTATATACATAATGAATATACTTTTGCTTAGATTATCAATATCTAAAACAGTTTGTGCTCTGCCGCCTGTAAGTAATCCTGTTCCTGCTTCAGGTCCAATTAACAACCAAGTATTTCCTGAGAAGATATACAGTTGTTGATTAACTGTATCAACCCATAAGTCACCCGGTGACGACTGGTTAGACAATGGCTGTGAAGCTGCTTTTACAAATCCACTTGCTGTACGCCATTGGGCACTATCATATATTTTTAATTGATCAATGCCGGTTGAGGTGTCGTACCATAATTGCCCTTCGATAGGGTTACTAGGTTCAGATGCACCTGCAAAATTTTCTAATAAATGTAGGAAATTATCAGCAATTGCTTGTCCATAACCAATTGCACCCTTACCTGGAAATTTTAAACTAGTATCAATTAAGTTAATTTCTCCGTCGCTAATTTCGATAGATCCTTTATTTACAAAGTCTGTAAATTTAACTGTATAAGGCATTATGCATTACCTCCTGACAAACTCTGTATTCTCACTGTATAGTCAATTTGTATTAGTCTGTTTAATGATTTCTGTACAGGATGAAAGATAACATGTGTAATTAGTTTGCCTGATTCGTTTGGATCACTTGATTTACTACGCAACCCTAATTCATCAAATATATAATCACTAGACAAATCAGTAGCATTATCAAATGCTTCCTGTGCAGGAGGCTCTGAATAATCTAATAAACAACTTACAAGTATGTCTGTATAATTTGTTCCTGTAACGTGTCTAATTTCTAAATAATTACTTTCTGGATTATTGTTAAGCAATCCATCGTCAACTACAACTTTTGAATATGTTTGATTGTAAAGACTTGCATTTGCACCTGTACTGTTTGGTGTTAGGTATGTAATAATACCTGTTGGATCAACACTTGTGCCGCCGTTGCCGAAGCTCATTTCGTATATAAATCCTTTACCTAAGTTTGCCATACTTTCTGCAAGAGCAACACTCATATTTTCATAGTGTATTGCATTACGTTTTTGTACAAAAACTTCGCCATTGCTAGGATCGTATATCTTAATATGGCCCTGTACTGCTATTCCGTTTAAATCTGTTATACTGTTCATGTTGTCTTCCTATACAATGTATTTATTAGTTTCCGGATCTCAAAAAGAACCCGATACTTGTTTCTGTTTCAGTTATTGATTCGCCTATTACATTCCACATTGAGCCTTTTTTTCTAGTTACTACAATGTTTCTAGTGGCAAACTCTAGCAATGACGAATTAGTAATATCAATTATTGCTTGTACTGGCGTGTCGTTTTCGATTACATATGACAATGTAAAATCTGCTGCTACATCTTCATCACCTTCAGGCGAGTCTTGTGCTATAGCAGAATTATATAATTTAGACGTTTTACCAGTTAGTCTAATACCATTAATAAAGATTTCAAACTCATCAATCGAATTAGGTATAAATCCTAATTCAAATGTACTTGCAATTGAAGATACATCTGCACTATCAACTGTTTGTGTTTGTGTTACATCTTCATATGTAATATTTTTTGTTCTACTTTGATCATAAACTGGTGTACTTAGTGGATGTACATCACGTACTCCTGTGCCAAGCGTTCCTCGACGTATAAGTCTAAGTCTATTTTCATCCTTAACTAGATATTCAATACGCTCCTTACCTATCCACAGCACACCAGGTAAATTTAGTTCTCTGTCTGGATTAGGTAAGTTAGTTGCATCTTTAACTTCAATTTGTAAATCATACTGTGTGAGTTCTTTTGAAAGTTTAGTTGTCGGGCTATCAATACGCTTATAAGTTGTATTATTTGTTATGTCTTTAAAAATTCTATAACTGTATACTGCACTATCTTCTCCTTTAGTAGTAACTTGCATATCTAATGTATCTTGTACTTGTCCTGGAACTAGTTCTTCTACACTTTTTGCACTTTCAGGAGTAACAAAATTATCACCATCGATTATAATATCTTCAGGTCTTTGTCCACTTGCATTTAAATAATTTAAATCACCACCACTAATATCAGTATCATAAGTTGCACCGTAAGGTAAAATACTACCATCGCTTGAAGTTTTTCTCACAACAACCCTTACATATGATTCTCCTTCTCTAATTGCAGTCATTATTCCAAGGTCATTTAAATTAATTACCTGTGTTTCACCGTCGCCAACTAATGTTTGACAAGTTGCATTTAGGTTAGATTGTTGATCAGTGCCAAAGTTTGCGTCATCATGTCTAATGTTACTAAAGATATTATCGTTAGAATCTATACCAATTCTATAAATGTTATATGACACATCTAATTCTAGTGCTCTAGGTAATATTATACTTGTACTAGAACCATCAAGTTCTACAATTAAATCTTCTAATTCTTCATCAGCGTCATACTCAAAATCAGTCCATTCGCCGTTGCCCCAGCCTCGTTCTGTTCCAAAATCTAATGTATCAATTTGTACACCAGCGTAATCAATACCGTCCATTAATTGTGCTGCATCTTTACTAATCATATTATCATTTGGATTATATGAAAATTTAATTCTATCGATAGCATTTAATATTTCTAAACTTTTGTTATAAACAACAGTAACGGTATCGCCTATAGCAGGTGGTGTATTTAATATAACTTGTCCTTTATATCTTGTATAACCCTTAGACATATCTTGAAGATTAGTTACTGAATATAATCCTGATAAAACTTCATTACCTGCTACATGTACTTCGTATGTACCTTTTAGTAGTTGCATCGGCCATTCTAAATCAAATGTTGTTTGTGTTCCAGTTCCAGTAAACGACTGTGTGTACTCTAATGTATTTACGGATTGAGTTAGTACTGGCCAATTTCTATCAAATTTAATTGTAGATCTAATTGTTCTAGTTTTACTTCTACCTAAGACAGGATAAGCTGTTGCTTGAACTCCTTCTGAATTAGGTGGAGGTGCTATTTGGATAGTTGGCATTGAAGTGTAACCTTCACCTGGATATACAATTTTTAATCCAGTAATATTTCCATACCCGATAAATGCTTCTATTACTGCACCATCGCCGCCGCCACCGATAACTTCGACTGCTGGCTTTGTTGTGTATTCAGTGCCTTCATTTGTAATTTTAATATCAGTAATTTCAAAACCAACATTATCTAACCAATTACGTCTTGGATATTCTGTAATGTTATCATCAGTTGTTACTATTTCTCCGTTTGTGACTTTAACACTGTTAGGAACTATTTTTTCTTTTACATCATCGTAATAAGTTGGTAAATCAAAATCAGTTACAGAAGTATTTGTTTCTTCTATTTTTGTATGATTACTAATAAATTCTCTTAATACAGTTTTAAAAGGTTTTACTTCTTCTATATAAGACTTATAATTATCTAAATTATCAACATTAAATGTTATGTCTTGTTCTAATGTACTTGCATGATGTTTTACTTTAACAAAACTTGTTTTAAAGAACCAGTCCACCGAACGTTGTTCGTTCAAGATATATCTCAATGACGAAATAAACAACTGGTTATATTCATTTTGTAAGTTTCCAACAAATATATCGTCTCTAATTGTTTCTAATATTATTCTTAATTCAATTCTAGGATCTTTATCAAAGCTAAAATTATCAAAACTTCTATTATCAAATCCTGTACTAGAATCTACGCCATAAAGCGATGATAAAAGTTTAATTGTACCATTTTGTCTGCCAATAGTATCATAAACTTGTGTAAAATCTTCATTATCTGTTATAGATTTTCTTTTAAGCAATAACCAACCGCCTGTGCCTACATTTTCAACTTTTATAATTTGACCTAATCTTGCATCAGTTCCTTCTATTTGATATGTGCCTTTTACGTAATGGTCAACTTTTGATAATGCATTATATCCGTCTGCATACCAATCAATATACTGCCAATATTTTGGAACGGAATAACTTTGTACTTTTGTTTTTTGCCATGTTTCTTCCGTAGAATTATATCTATAAATAGCCCACGAATTATCTGATAATGTATTATCAGTTGTAACAAGAGCACTATACGCTCTTACTGTAATAGTAGTATTATCGTCATAATTTGATCCATTATCAGTAATATTTACACGGATTACTTGTCCTAAATTATTAATTTCTATTTCAAAATTAGCATCTTGCCCTATGCCATTTATTGTATAAGTAGGAGACACTTTATATCCTCTACCAGGATCTAATATCTGCACGTTAGTTATTTTACCGTTAGTTATAACTGGCTTTAAAATTGGTGTTTTTATTTTTGAGTTAATAGAAGTAAGCTCAGTTTCATTATTAAATATAACATCAAATAATCTAGAATTAATAGTAGGTAATTCGTCAACTGAATTTAAACGTTGCATATCAACATTATCCACTATATTATTATTTTCTAAAACTATATTAACTCTATCAACAAGATTTTTTAAAGCCTCTGTTCTATTTTTGAATATGCTTTGACGTGGATTATTTTGTATACCGTATCTGTTTTTTTCTAATAGTACAGGATCAGGTATAGCCCTGTCTAACTTATCAAATCCAATTAGACTATCAAACCATTTTGTTTCGATGATCGGGTGTGGTGTACTATTTTTTAAACCATCTGAAAGAATTTGATAAACGTCATGTTCGTTTTGATCACGATTGTCTTGTGTATGATATCTAATATTTAAAACTATATCATCATTTGTAATTAAACTATCGCAATTATTCAAAGATATACCATTAGAACTTAAGAAACTTATAAATCTATATCCCTGCTCTCTCGGTATTGCAATTAATCTTGCAATATCTAAAGCAGAAATTGTTCTGTTAGTATCTGTTTTAGGAACACTATTTTTATTGCGCACCCAATAGTAATAAATTTCACCAAAAGTTTGACTGTCGTTGTCATATACAAAACGTTTACTAAATTGTGTATCACCATATAATGTTGTTCCAGAAATACCAAGTGCAGAACCTTCTGGTAAATTTGATAATTCATCCCATGAGCTAGGCAAATAGACCGATTCTACCCATTCATAAACATCTACTGATGCATCAGGCTGTAGCTCATTCCAGTTATCTTTTTGGTATTGTATGGACTTTTGGTATGGATATGTAAATTTACATTTAGATATATCCCACCAAATTTTTCCAACATGGTCATCTGACCAAAATACTGTATCAGCAGAATCACCAACATTATAGGATGCAGGATCATAAGGTGTTTTATAAGTGATATTCTTTTCTGCAGGTCCTGCAATCTTTCCTTGTATTGGATCGATAAAATCTAAGTAAGAAACAATTTCATCACGTGTTTTATTATACAAAAACGCACTCTTAATTTTTTTAATATCTACAGGATCTGATATTTGTCTAGTTACTTCCCAAGTTTTTGTATCGTAAGTTTTTCTATAATCAAAAAATTCGCCTTGATACTGATTATTATCTTGAGCCGATGCGCCAATATACAGATGATTTCCAATAATTTTTACATTTTGCTCGGCATTATCATCAATTACTCCGTAAGTAATTTTTTCTGCAAAAATTAAGTTATCGTTAACTTCTTCATAATAATATACTACTCCTTGATCATAAACTTCAGGAGTAAATATTCCGTTTACTATAAAATCTGTACTATCGTCAATAAACACTCTAGCATCTAAACTACCAATGGCTAAATTTTCTTCGCCAAAGGACAGAGTATATCCAAACTTTTTAGTTGTAAACACAGACGGTGGTGTAATAATTTGTGGATTGCTTACATCAAACTGTCCGTTAACAAAATTATATATGTGTACTGAACCAATTCCATCTAAAGTTTTCGAAACTGCTAATTTATGCCCTTGCGGATTTAATTTAAAGCTAGTTGCAAACCCTACATTACCATCAGTATCGTCTATAGTTTGTTGATATCTGTACCTTCCATTGTCAAGCACATAAACTACCAACGCGATAGAATTTCCTGTTTGTGAAATTTTTGTTATTAAAATATTTGCATTCTCACTAACAATAAAGTCATCACTAAACGATATTATATCAGTATTATCAAACTGCGAATCACCTGTTATTAGGCTTGACGTTATCCAAGGAATATATCCGATATATTCTACATTATTATCAACTGCTGTCCAACTTGCATCAGTTGAAAGATCTCCGATAGTTGCTGAGGTTATTATATTTGTTTCTGCTTTGTATAAGCCACTGTTATATAATACAACACTTCCTTTGCCGTATTCTGAATTTATTGCAACAGTGCCTCGATAGTTTTCATCGGTAGTTCTCCTCCAACTAATATCTTCCCAACTATTGCTATCGTCAATATTATTATCGCTATCTAAATTAGTTTTTGCTCTATAATATCTTCCTTCGCTACTTACCGTTTCGCCTATAATATAATTTTCATTAGAATTATATTTTCCTCTATAATTTGTTACATCTATCGGTCCGTGTTCAAAGAAAGTTATTATACCTGAGTTTTCTTCTGTACCTAATCCTTTACTTGAAACGCATAACTTATAACCATTACTAGAATTTAATATTTTAACCTTTTTACCAAAATTTTCATTTAATACATTAAAGTTAAATTCACTTACTAAAACTTGATTAAGAATATAATTGTTGATGCCGGATTTACTGTATATAGCTACAGCACCTACACCATTTGAACTAGGATCACCTGCTTCATTTGTTTCAATATGATAAATCTGAGACCAGTCTAAATTTAAAGAACTTGGAGCGCTTGCAGTGATTTCTGAATCAAGTGTCTGAGTAAGTGTAGTATAAAAATAATATTCTTGATCAAAAATTTCACTATATTGAGAATAAGCAAAATCATTATCGGCTTCAAATACTAAAAACTTTCCAGCATCGCCTGAAGGTACAACAGTGTCTGCATTAAAGTCATTTATTTCACCTACAAGCCTATCTATTTCTCTTATTGTACCGTCAGTAGTTGTACCTGCTAGTCTACGTATTTGAACTTGTGCAATATTTGATTCTAGGTCCCATAATCCACTATTAATCTTAATATATACTCTTACCTTTTGAAAGTCAACACCTACATTTCTTTTTATGTAGACAATAGTAGCTTCGTGATCTGTTGGTGTTGGGTTTGTGCTAGGTTGTCCATTTACATCTATTGGTCGTTGCACATCTTGTATTACATCGCCAACTTTTAAACCATATAGTGTTCCTTCAAAATTAGTATATCCTGCAAAATCAATATCAATGTATCCATCCCATATATCATATACAGTTTGGGCTTTATTAGTAATAGCATGTGTAATTTCACTAGCAGACACATCAATTGCATTTTCATAATCGTACATATAAAAGTTATATGTAGGATTTCCTACATCACCGATGCTGACAAAATTACTACTTACACTGTTTGATAAGTTAGTAGATACTCTTACAATCCATTTATCTGATAAAATTAGGCCATTATCAGGATCGTTATATGATAATTGATCAATTATATTAGCTCTTTCTCTAGCTGCATTAACTTCTCCTATACTGTTTACAGTATCTAGGATATTAGAATAGTTAATTCTTGTCTGAGTGCCTACATTGTAGTTGTTTGCTTCTAATACATCAAGATACACTAAACCTTTTCCGGTTTCTAACGGAGTGTCAGTAGAAGTGTATGCTGGCGAGTCAATTAACCATAAGCCAAATTCTTCAGAAGTTTCACCTAAAGTAACTTCAGTATATGTACCAATTGGTGCAATTAAATCGTTTGCAAAATCATATAGATTTAAAAAATCAGTAGTTTCAAAAATACCCTTTTCGTCTTTTAAATAAATCATAAGATTAGTTGACGTTGCTTTAACTTTTGCTACAGTTGCAGATCCAAGACTAGATTGTACACTATCACCAATATTAACTGTTCTTAAATAATCATTAATTATTATAATTCTAGTAATTTTTTCTTGTATACGATGCCATCCAGAAATAAAGTCTGTAGATATACCAAATGCACTTAATGCATCATTCCAAGGTCTATATACTGATGTTAAAGATCCGTTAACATACGATAGTTCATTCCATTTTAATCTTATATAGTCTCCAGTTGTAGTAGCAATATGTTGAGCAAGTGGAGCTCTTACAAGAAGATGTTCGTTACCGGTTGTAGATCCTAACCCAGGAAATGCTTGAGAAAGTAGAGTTAATTCTGTACTATCTTGATCTATCCTAGATTCTATATCAATATAATTATCATATGTTTCAAAGGTCTGTGTTGTTCCTTCTTGTACAATATTTCTATTTGCACGCCATAACGACTCTTTATATTTTACAATATCTCTTTTAGAATATATTACATTTGATGTGTAATCGCCTTTGTATTTTGTTTTAATTTCACTAGCACCAGGAATACCTATTGCTAAAAATTCTCCGTCATCACTAACAGATACAGACTTACCGTATTTGGCATTTTCAGTACTAAACGGCAATTCTAAACTTGTAAAAGTTTGTACAAATTCATGTTTAGTATCTTCTCTATTTCTTGTATAGTAAAATACTTTACCATTACCGCTTTCAGGTGATGACAAAAATAAATCTTTGTTATTACTGCTTATATCAAAGTCACTTGCATAGTCTGTAAACTCTACTAAACCAGTACTGTCTTCAGGATCTTCGGGATTAATAATTGACCCTAACACATTATACGATGGTGTATTTTCTAATACTGCCCAACGATTTTCTCCTGCGTAATTATCTATCCATACTCGTTGACTTTCAAACTTAGACTCTCTAGCAATAGTATTAAATTCTTCAAAGTTACTAGCTCTTACTTTTTTAATTGTATAAATGTCAAAGTTTTCTGAATCAAAGTCAATTATGTCGTTATCTTCAGATACTCTAATAAAAATTTGATTATCTATGTAAAGTATTACTTCATAAAAAGAAAATACGTTATAAAGTTGTGCGCCTACAATAGCAACGTAGTCTCCTGATTCTAAATTAAATCCTTGATTTTCTGTAAGAGTTATAATTGCATAATATTGATTAGTTTCGTCTGGAGTTGCGAATACAGAAAGACCTGCGGAGTTAACTTCAAGATCTATAATTTGGTACACATTCCAACTATTTGGATTTTCAAATGTAACCCATATGTATTGTCCGATATTCATTTGATTAATATCAACATCTTCTAGATCAGTTGTTTCTGCTGTTTTAAAATCAATATCATCTTCATGAACATAACCACCAGATAAAATATATTCTTTATTAGTAGTAGTCGGAAATGTGTTTACACTAAAATCTTGCGGTTTATCTAAAAGTTCAAAAGGCCTTACTCTGTAAGTTTTGTCAAATGTTTCTTCAGGTAGGTATTCTACAAATTCAATCGATTGCGGAGACTCTCTTAAATCGTTTTGTGTTATAGGTATTTCTATCTGTTTAATATTGTCTGATGAACCGTACTTTCCTACTTGTAACGCCCATTCTTCGTAAAACTCTAAACCTTGTCCTCTAATAGATTTAAACAATTTATCAAGAGCATTCATAGTTCCTTTATCTTGGATATAACCTTGATAAAATTTATACTGGCTTACATCATCTTGTATAATATTTGACAAGTATTCTCTTTTTTGGTAGCCAATTAAATGCTGTGCCATTTTTTGCTGTTCTAGATCAAAGTTGTCAGTATCAAGATCATAGAAGTCAGCAAACTGATTAATTTTGTATTCAAAGTTAGCTATTAGTTTTGACTCAGGCTTTTCATTTAATCTTACCCAATTAGTAAATTCAAAATTATATGACCCTGCTACTTCGTTATCAGCAACATAATAATACTCTTTGTATTTTACAACACTTCCGATATTATAGTCTTGCCATCTTGTCCATTCAGTAACACGATTGTCGTCGTATATAAATCCAGGTATGTTTAATCCACCTGACCAATTGTCGCTACGATAACCTAAAACTTTTAAGCGTTCTTGTCTATATCCAGTTCTTGGTTGATAAATTTTATCATTAAACACTGTTTCGTTATCAATTATTACAACATGTTCTTTTTGTACTAATGGTATTGCTAAATTATAAATTCCACTATCAGTATTTTTTGTCTTTAAACTAAAACTAGTGTCGTCTCTTAAAATACTACTAAATTTTTGCTTTAACGGTAATCCTTGTTCTGACAATAACGAATAGTCGTAAAACTCATCATATATATCATCTACTACTGCAAAATCTTTCTTAAATTCTAATGTATATGCGCCAGGGCTTAATGAAAGTATTGTGCCAGAAGCCCAACCTTCAGCTGTCCAAATAACAAATTCTCGAAGTGCATTATTCCAATTTTCTACAGTATTAAATTTATCATTAAAATAGTCAAAAGTAAACCCTGTTGATTTTAAATATTCTTGATATCCTAATAAGAAATCGCAAACTTCTTGAGTACTTGTAATTTTTGTGCCGTAATTTAAATTAGAAATCTTTGTTTCAAACGTAGATTTAATAACTACAGATTTTCCTCCGTTTACCGGTAGCTCGTTTAGTTTAAAATGAACATTAGTATCAAAGACGCTATCACTAGTATAATTAGACGACACTCTATAGTATTCATTTTTATACTTGACTATTTGTCCTTTTATATATTTTTTATTTTCAGTCCATTCGGCACTCGGTTCTGGATCGCCACCAAATGTAAACTCTCTATCGCCCTGTCTAGTTAGTGATTTAAAATATTTAAAATTAGGATTATTGAAATTATATCCTTTAATAATATATCCATCGGTTGCTTTTTCTATTATTACGCCACTATACACAATTACGTCTATAGGTGAACTAGTATTTAAAAATACATCATAATTTTCTTGAGGGATAAAAATACCCGATGGTTGATCATTTGTAGGTGATTTACTATCTAATATAATGCTTAGTTTGTCTTTGTCTGTAAACCCTGCTAATTTAAATCCTAGTTGATTGTTTATATTTGTTAAATCATACTGATAATCATCATACAATGCGTATACATTTGATCCGATTAAATTATGCATAAAATTTACAAGTCCACTAGTAAACACACGTGAATTTTCATTCACTGTATTTGGTAATGACAACGATGCTAAATTAATTTGTTTTTGAGTACTTAGATATACGTTTTGATTTGCATTATTTTTTACTGTTCTTGACGTATCAAATGCCATAGACATAAAATGTGCAGGCTTGTTAAGTAGCATTGCTTTTACTAATGCAAAACAATAAGAACTACTTCTACGCCATGCAGTTTCTACTGGAGAATGATCGCCAAATTTAAAAGGTTTGCCCAAATCTCTAAACACAAGATTTTCAACGTGGCCTGATTCAGCGGGTGACTTTAATTTACCTTGTGTGTCTGCTGGTATAAAATTAAGTAGTCCAGGTCTAGCATATAAAGGATTTATTTTAGTACCATTAGGATCTTTTATAGTGCCTGTTTCTAAATCTTTCCACAATACTATGTTATCAGATGTATAAGGTGATGCACCATATTGTGTTTCCCACCATTCTGGCTTAATACTAAATCCTAGCATTTCCCACGGATGTGTATGCGGACGGTCAGTGTCGTATGCGTTTATGTAAACGCCTCTCCAAAATCCCTCTACCGATTTTTTATTTTGATTTATAGATGTGCTATAATTGTATGTAAACGTATTATCGACATTATAAAAGTCATTTTTAGTATAATCGGATATATTAGATCCTTGCATCCATTGAATAAAATCTTTTAACAATATATCATTAACTTTATCTGAATTAATATAACTGTTTCTATAAGATCCTGATATAAAATTATGTATATTAATTAAAGTTTTAGTATAATCGATCTTAATGTTATTATAGATACGTTTCTCAAAGTCTAATAATAGGTTATCTCTAAAGTCTTTATATGCTCTAATAAAACTACCGTCATGACCTCTTATTAATGCAATTACAGGGTATTCTTCATAATCGGTATTTGGTGCTACTCCCTTTTTAACTAAAGATTTTGGTGCATAAAAGTATACTGGTAGTCCATTTAACTTTATTGTCTCTACTTCGCCATTGGCATCAGCAGCTCTTGCTGTGCTTCTGTCAATATATAACGGATGGAACCATCCTTGTGTAGTATGGCTATTTTCTAATTGTCCATAACAGGTATAGGCTAATGTTGTATTAATATCATTATCATTTACAAATGTATCATCAATTGTAATCTCTGGGTGATAACGAGGATACATTCCTAATTTTGTAGGAGTTGGTGGAACAAATGCTCCATCAGTATTGTCGTATTCATATACTTCTAATATATCACCTGTTTGCTGAACAGAATCTAGATTAATAAATCCTTCATCTGTAAAATTATAATCAAGATTATAAATTAGTTGTTTTCCGTTAAGATAAACATTAACTGATTTTTCTGATAGATTTGATAAATCAAATTTCTTAGATAATCCGTAAAACTTGTCATCTTTATCAAATATAGTATGTACAATTTTGTTTGTTGTATTATAACCTAACATGTCTGAGAAATAGAAAGGCTGTGTTTCAGATTTATCTTTATTAATTTCTTGTAAAACTTTATCTAAATGAAGTTTTGTTTCGCCGTCAAAGCCTAAATTAGTTGCAGTATTAATAATCTCTCTTTTAAACTTATCATATTCTTTTGCATTATATTCTATAGCATTAACAATATTAAATTTCTTACTAGTCAAGTGGTATAGCGGTAGATTTAACGGACCTGTATGTTTAATAAATCTTTTTCCGAATTTATCAATATCTCCTAGATCTCGCAAATTACTATTACCCGGAAACACACCATCAAATTCTTGCAAATCTTCTACCATTGATGAAACTTGATCAGCAACTTCGCCAAACGTAAAGCTTGTAATTTCTTCATTCAACGGATTTTTTTCTAAATTTAAAGGTATTTCATAAAATCCATTGTCATTTTTATCAGCAGTAGAAGTAGTCTTTATTACAACACTATCATTTTCGTTTAAGTTGTTAGTAAATATTACTGTTGCTTTAGAATCCTGTCTATAAATTGTATAATCAGTGATTTCTTTTTGTATGTTGTTATTAACAAATACACTTACAACTAAATCATTTAAATCACCAGGTGCATCATAAACGTCAATATCAAAATTATTTGCAGCATTAAGTGTAGCAATATAATGTCTAACTACTTTCTGATGTGTTTCTATTGGCGTGCTTGACCAGCCATTTGCATATTCAAATTTGTCTAAGGCAGAATATTTTTTAAGGAAAGATGTGTCTGTACTGAGTGTTACAACTGATTCACCGTCCTCATAACTAAAGGTATCTGTTAGTAGATTAAAATCAAATACAATATCGCCGCTATTTTCTATGTTACGATATGTAAGAGGAAATCCTAATTCTGAGTCTGCTATGCCTCTACCTTCTTTATATGAGAATATTTTTGTTCCTTGGAATGTACTACTATTAAATAATTCTAGGTCACCGTAATACTTTCCATCAGCATCATATAGACAGAATAGAGGTTGTTGATTAGTTGTTGTTTTTTGTTGTGTTTTAACCCAATCTGTTCCGTTGTAATAGTAAACAATACCCTTGTTATTACTTCCAGATTTTATCAGTACATTTTCATCTAATAAAGGTGCAGCATCTTCCGATTCTATAAGTGTAATTAAAACATCATTATCTATCTTAACTTTTTTAACTTCAAATACTTTGTCTTTTACTAGTTTGTCTGTGTCTTTTGTGAAGATAATTCTCATACCCTCTACAATATTTACACCATCAATATTATATCCTAATTTACCTTCTACCTCACTGAACACATCAGTAGTAAATGTATCGATTAGATCTACATCTTTTTTAATTTCTGTGCCAAATTTAAATAATCTTAGTCCTGGCTCAAATTCAATAATAGGTCTTTTTGCTTTACCCGACTCATCAATTGCTTCATTAGACTGATTATATTCGTTTGTCTTTTGCAAAACAGTCTTATGAAACCATCTGTTTGCTCTTGACCAACTATTTCCGTCAATACTTTGTCTGCCAATTACAATATAATCTTTTGTTGTTGAATAGTTTTCAGCATTGTCAAACGGTAATTCATCAAAATCATTCTTATCAAAGTCTAAAGGACGATCTGTAGAATTTGTTTGAATTACATTAAGAGACTCTTGTGGTACTAGCTTAATTGCAGAACCTACTCCTTCTACATAATAATTACCTTCAGCATATTTTTCAGGACTAGTTTGTCCTCTAAAATTAACTTTTAATCCGTTTGTAAATTCTATTCCATTAGCACTAGTGTATTTTCTTGTGCCAACAATATCATCTTCAACATCTAAGAATGTGTTTTCCTCAATATCGTAAATTCTTATTACACCACTTACATTTATATCATTTTTTGATATATAGTAAAGTCTATCAGGCGAGTTAAACGGAATTGTAAATTCTATCTTACCTTTTTCAAGATAAACGTTTGCAATTTCTTCGCCATTTTCTCCTAGTTTACGAATACCATCAGGATATAATGTCGAAACACTTTCGTCATCTTCAAACGTTACACTACCTTCATTTGGTAATACTAACCAATCGCCGACATCATATGTTGATCCGAATAAATCAGCGCCAAATTTACCATCATCTTTGATACCTTCTGTTGTAGCAACGACAACTGCTTCACCTGGTTTAAAGCTTTTTGTTAGAGCAAATGCTAACGGATGTCCTTCTGTATCTATTTCAAAAGTATATTTCTGACCTCTATATAATTTTAGTGTAGGATTTCTTTCCAATTTAGTATTAAACTGAAACGATGCATCTCCGTCAGCATCATCAACTGTAATAGTATATGTACTTTGAACTTCTCTAGACTGGCCTTGTACAGCAACCGAATTTGGACCATCAGGTAACCAATAATATTCTCTAAAATTAACAAATTTATCCCAATCAATATTTGGGTTCCACGGATAACTTACTTGTGCATTAATATTATTGTGATTACTAGTATCTACATTATAATATTTTAATTGGTTTATATAGTCATTATAATCTTTATAAAAAGTTACATTATCTAAACTGTCTTTAATAACAGTTGCTGGTTCTAATTGATAGTTTTCTCTATCTTTACTAGCAGGATCGCCGATGTAGTTATCTGTGGCTAAAAAGCTTTTAGCAACTTTGCGTCCAAAGTATCCACTAATTTTTTCTGCAACTCCGGGTTGTATAAGTTGATCTACAGTGGCTTGTAAAAACTTTTGGTTTGCTTCTGAACGAAAGAATCTAGGTAAAAATCTAGCACTTTGTCTTTTATCGTCATCTGGAGTAGGTAGTCCAAATTCTCCTTGTATATCAGCCATTAGTAACTATATCCTCCACCATTTGAATTATCCGAACTTCCAGAGTTAGGTGAACTTACACTACTACTCGAACTTGAATTACCAGTGCTTGTTGCACTTGTGTTTGCTGTATTTGATGTAGTAGATACAGTTCTACTTTGTACTTCAGATGTTGATGTAGTAATAGTTGTTACTACATTACCTGATGCTTGTAAATTATCAGCTGTTAGTTTGTCAACAATTTCTATATTATCAACCGTAGCAGCACTAATAAATATTTCGTCTGATTCGGCACTTATTTCAAATAAACTACCAAATGTCTGTGTCGATCTTTTAGGTACAACAACTATACTCAACAAAGTCGGACTTAACACATTCATTATATAAGAACTAAGTTCTTGGAAGTAAAATGTGTCTCCAAAATCCCAATTCTCAATTTGAAAAAATTGATTTATTAAATCAATAATTCTACTCTTTAGTTCATTGTTGTTAATGGCAATTCTATCATTTTTTACAATTTTAAATGTTACTTGAAGATCTTCGTTAGCTTTATCGCCAAATAGCATTTTATACTTTACTGGATGAAACACGACTTCGTCACTTATGCTTTTTATTTGATAAATTTCAGACCCGTAGTTTCTAAATAACTCGTCAGTGCTAGGTGGTAAAGGCTTTACACTAACACCACCGTTAATGTATGCTCGCATTGCTTGGTCATATGATTTAACAAGCAAAAATGTATCTAAAATATTAGAAGTTGCTGGATCAATTCTATAATTAGAATCAGAAACATGTACATAATGAAATTTTAAATTATCTCTACCTATAAATGCTTTATAGTCATTTATAATACTAAGATTATTTTGAGTTTTATTTAATACCTTAAATAAATCAAAATCAGAAAAGTAAAAAATCTGTCCGTCATCAAAATTTACATAAGAACCTAATTCTGAATCATTAGCAAATTCAGTATTAATAGTACCATTGCTATTATCAAAATATCGTTGTGAAATGATGTTATCTTTTTTAGTAATTTTTTGGAATATATATTTGTCATTGCCGATAATATCATTAAACACTCCTAGATTATCAGCTATACCATCTGAATCACTATCAACAAATTTTAACTGTATTTTAGTATTATCAACATAGCCAAACGAGTCAGTATATGAATTAGAAATATGCCAAACAAAATCATTGTTAAATGCTACGTTGCTTGATTGATCAGGCTGTGTATTAATATTTAAAACAGTAATTTTGTCTTGTTGTATTTGATTAGTCTTAGGATCATATACTTTGTTATTACCATCATAGAAGAATTTTATTTCATTTTTGCTTTCAAAAATGTATCTTATGTTTCTATAATTAACTGTGTATCTTTGTCCGTTAGTTTTAAAATAAAATATCCAACTTGCATCTAAGTTAGCTGAAAGAGTACTACCAGCGTTTTGCAAGCCAAATTTAGAAGTTGTATTAATATCTTCTGATTTTATAAGTTTCCATTGAGCACTATTTTGATCATATCGTATGCCAAAATCTTTGTAAGAAAATGCTCTATCTATTATTTGAGTTTTTAAATCTGCAGGTAATGCTAACGCATATTTTGGCAGTATTTCTACTAGTAAAGAACCATTAGGAATTACGTCATTAAATGTAATAGGTCCTTGGCCTGTTATTGTGTTTAGCGTTCCGTCTGCATCGACTGATTGTACCGAAACCCATTTATATGTAGAAGAACCTGGGTGATCAGCTGCACCTGCCATTATTGTATCGCCCATAAAGTGATACCCTGTAGGTGCTTCAAATTTACATAATGCTCCTGCTTGTAAATTTGTAAGTGCATTTACTGTATAAGTTCCTACCGGGTAAATGTTATCATTGTCAATGTTGTTTCCGCTAGGTGTAGAAAATATTTCGCCGCTATCAAGAGTCTTTTCAAAATAACCAGTAGATGCATTTGTAGTTGATGTAACTTGTTTCCAATATGCTTGTAAATCGATTGTACTTTGTTTAAAGAAGTTTGCAATATAAAAATTTCTTACACTTGAAGATTTAATCCTAGGTTCAATATCACTATATAATATGCCTTCAATGTCAGATTGTGTTACAAACGAGAAATTAAAACTATCTGTAAATTCTTCTTTATATAATACTCCGTCATTACCGTATAAGTTTGTTGCTGAATACTTACCGCTTGGATCTCGTAAATCTAAATATCTACTTACTCCACTTGATATTCTGTTTACAGTTCGTGTTTTAATAATATCCTGATCAATTCCCAAAGGACCAATATTATAGTCTTCAGCAGTTATTAGTCTATTTTGTGTATAATAAGTTGCCGGGGCATTTTGTTTTATATCTGCATCTGTTTCTGACGGTCTTGCATTTGTTACAGAGTTTTTTAGTCCTAATGTAATTGTTAATGTTTCTTGTCTATTAATTTTACTTACATATGGAATTTCGATTGTTACATTGTTAATAGATTTAGGGTTAATTACCATATTCCTATTATCACTAGTTCTATAATATAAACGAAATTTACCTGCAGGTAAATTTCCAAATACACCATCACTAAACACAAGATTTACTCTATCACTTACTCGTGTAGTAACTGCATAAACATTTTTGTTATTAGCAAATAAACTGTTATAAATTATATTGTTACCTTCAACTGAATCAAGCTTAGTCCATAAATCAAGTTCAAAGCCGTTAGTGTCAATACCGTATAGCCATAAATCAGAATTGTTAATATTTGAATTATCAATAGCAACAGTTTGGTTTGGGATTGGGTTAGTAATATCAAACACAGCACTATCCATTGTACCCTGTCTAAAGTGCATAAAAAATCCTGTATTTGAGCTTCCAGCGCCCTGCCCGTCATTTCGGTACACAAAAGATGGACTAACTCCAGGTAATGGCGGTTCTTCAATTATTGAATCTTCACTTATAATTGTACTTGTAACTTCAAATTTAGTAGCTATTCCTTCTACTACAGCTTCAAAATTATATATTGGAACATCTGCATTTAACGCATTAAATGTATATTGCTCAGTAGTAATATTTTGTAAATTTGCAATGTTAGATGGATTTCCTATAGAGTTTTCACCCGGTAGTGCAGAATTTAAAATTTTATTAAATTGTTCAAAATAGTTAGGATTTGATCTGTCATTCCATACTACAGTTTTATTAGCTAAATTATTACCATTAGTATCAATAATACCTTCAGTAGTTGATACACTATCAAACTTTAACAATCCATTAGCTGCTTTGTTCCTTGTAGGATTATACGAAATTAATCGAGCTAATCTTAGCACACTTTCTCGGCGCTCTGCTGTTTCTAAAAAGTTTTCTCTAGCATTTAAGTCAATTCTGAAGGATAAATTTTGTCCTAAAAATGCAATTAAATCGATTAGCGCAAGATATTCTGAACTTTCAATATAATCATTAAAGTCTTCTGGGTAATTTTGACGTAGGTAATTAATCATTGTTCTACGTAAGTTGTCAAAGTCGTAACTTTGGAAGTCTGCATTGCGGAAAGATTGATAAACTCGTTTCCAATCTTCTGTTGCTAATAATCGCGATTGCCTATCAGTTGATGACATAAAAATTTCCTTCAATAATGTTTATATTTATGCAAGGAAATAATAGTATCTGTTATTAATCTTTAGTGCTTTGTTGATCAAAACGAAACAATAATTGCTCTGAAATATTGTAAGGCAGATAAGATAATAAACAACTTACTTCAATGCCTGATTCATAAGTATCAACAAATACATTCTCAACTTGAACTCTCGGATCATAGTTTACAATATTTGTAACATTTTCTAATATAGCATCTCGCACATCATCTGTAAATGGTTCCCATAACAGATCCCAAATCACACATCCAAAATACGGATCACTTAGTTTTTCGCCACGTTGTATATGAAAATGATTAATAATATCTTGCTTAATAAGCTCAAAATCATATAATGCAAATCCTTCAGTATTTTCGTTAATACTAGAGAATCCTCTATAAGATCTTCCAACTGATGATGGCGTTGGTTTACCTTGTACAGTAACCCTTTTGTATAGATTTTTTTCTAATGAACTCATACTGTATTTACCTTATGCAAATGCCGACCGAATACGGGTAGTTTGTTGAGCTCTACCACTAGATATTTTAGAAGCCCACGTTGCTGTTTGATTAAACCAAGAAAGGGTGCCGGCTCTGTCAGTTCCGACAATATCTACGTGTATATTACTAGGCCAAGTCATATAAGGTCTGCCATTCTTTTTGTAGCCGCCTACTGCACTACTTCCGCCATATTTAATAAACAGTCTTCCAAATTCTGCACCTAATGCAGTATTCCATAATATTTGATTTTCTGGACTTACTGAGTTTTCATAAATTCTAATATCAGCAGCAGATCCAAAATTATGTCTAGGCGATCCTGTGCCTACTAACATCTCAGGTTCGGATGGATGTACCCAACCTTTTTGACCATCAATCGTTTTTTCCCAGCCGCCTTCTGATAGACACTGGTCTTTTGGCATTTGTCCGCCGCTAAAGATTTCTACTTTTACATCTAATTCTAATGCAACTTTAATTAACAAATCTTCAAGTCGTTGTTCGCATCTAAGCCTACGAGCCTTATTACCTTTATTAGTATAGTATAACGGATCTCTGTCTACTCCTTCTTCACCGTATTTTACTCTGCCGTATGATTGTCCAGTTCCGGAGTATGGACGGTAATCAGGGTCAGTTGCAGGTGGAGTTTGTGAACTAGGTGTTCGATTAATTGGCATAGTATCAGCTTCGTCGTTTTCGCCACTGTTAGATATAGTACTACTAGTAATATTACCGCCTGTGCCTAATACTCTAATAGAACTAGCAGCTGATTTACCTTTATCAAACGCATCAGGAGCAATAAACACATCAGTACTTGTAAGTGTACCAATCGATTCTCTATCTGTCTTGTCTCTTTTAAATTCTACAGGGTTTAAATTCTCATGATGTGGCCAAGGCTCATGTTGCGGTGCTCTTGGCACAATAGTTTGGTACGGAGTCGGCGTAGGATTACCTGGAAATACATATGGAAGTGTGTGAGTACTTAAAGGCATAACGTTACCATATCCTCCGCTATCTCCATTAGCCTTACCACCATTATCTCCTCCAGATGATAATCCAGGACTTGCACTTACTAACGCACCTGATGCAGTTTTATTAGGTAGTGGTAACTTCGTATTTTTTGCTAATGCCGCAGGTATTGATGTTGGTGCTGATCCTGAAAAACTAAAACTATGCGAATTTAATTTTTGATCATCACCGCTTCCAGTATCAGACCATACACCGCCAGCACTTGTTCCGTTAACACTGCCTGCTGTTAGGGCTGAAATATCTGCTGTTGATTTAACTTGTAAATTTCCATCAATATAACTATCAGTTGCTTTTATATTAACTAGACTAGATTCTATATCTAGTTCGCCGGTACTTTTATGATGAATTGTTCCTGCTGACAGATTGCTAATCTTAGAAGTGTCAGCAGTTAATGTTTCATTAACAATATCCTTTTGTGCAACATTTTGTATATCGCCGACTATAGTTTTGTTTAATATATTTTGTCCAGCTGTTGTGTTTATAGTGTTACCGACTTTGGTGTTTATATCCTCGCCAATATTAAAGTTTGCAAATTCACCGTCTAAGTGATAAATTCCTTCTACAAAATCATACATATTAGACCCGGATGTTCTATAAAAACTATGCGCTGACTTTAAATGTATGTCGCCTTCAGACTCTAAATAAATGTGTTTTGCCTTAATACTTAATATTTCATTTTGTGAGAAATTATTAGCGCCGCCTGCAGAAGTATTGTTATTACCTTTTACAGCAATATTGTAATCTCGCTCTGCAAGAATATTTGTATCAAATAAACTTTCAATTTGCACTCGGCCACTTTCAATACCAGCTTCACTTGCCTTATAATCGCTCCAACGTGCAGACGCTTTAACATTTACATTTCTACCTGCTTCCATATTAATATCACGTTCAGCAGTAAAATTTAAGTCGGTATCTGTCATTACTGAAATACTGTCTTGAGCATGTATGTCTATTTTACCATCAGACGATAATTCGATCCAAGCTGTACCTCTTGAATTAGCAATATAGATTAAATCTTCTGAATTATGTAATAAAATCTGATGTCCAGTTCTAGTTCTAAAACGCAGTAATTCATTATGAGGAATAGTTTCGTCACCACCTTCTTCTAGTCGCTGTCTATTAACATATATAGGTGGTCCATCCTCGGCATGTGTTGCTCTTATTAACTTATCGTCTCCGTCATCCATTACAAAACTACTACCACCGAGTCTATTAAACGGTACTTCAACGCCGCCGTCGGTTTCGCCATAATGAGCTTTAGGACTACCCTGGCGCTTATCCATTGGTCCTGGAGTAGAAAGTCCAAATACCATACTCGGTACTTCTCTCACTGCGCTTGTTGTAGTTGTTCCTCTTGCTTCGTCTTCAAGTAATCCCTGAATCTGTAAAACACTTGTAAAATCTTTATTATATGGTCTAGCAAACTGTGACGGATTTGTCTTTTCACCTGTTTCAAACGCTTTGTTATATTCGCCTACAGGTAGTTTTTTACCTTTTAATTCTTTTGGCGTTTTTTCTGTAGTATTTTTTGTGCTAGGACGTCCGTCCGGTACTGCAAAATTCATGTTGTGATCAGGTATACATCCGATCCAATAACCATTACTAGAATTTCCTTCTGCGAATATAACCAATACTCTAGTTCCATAATCTGGCGGAACTGCCCACATGCCATAACTTTGTTGAGAATTTTCAAAACCGTCTTTAGCCTTTAAATCATTTACCGGGGTTACTCCATAAAACGGAGATAGGTATTTTACCTTTACTAGTTGTCCACTACGTTGCGGTGTATTACTAGCTGCGTTGTGTCGTAAAATTTCAACCTCTAACGACCCTTGGTAATGAGGATCCAGATGGTTTATAATTATTGCTTCAAACGGGCCAGGGCCTCGTAAATTTGCATTTTTTAAAAGTCTAGTTCTTTGATAACTCAGTGACATTCTTACTACCTATATTTGTCATTATTTAAAATGTAATTAATTCTGTTGTTCCGTCTGCTCTCAGTATTTCATAATCTATATATACATCTGAATCAGTTGCTTCATCATATTCAGCAAGATAACCTGTAAACAAATCTCCTTCATTTAGATTATTTTCTACATAAGGAAAATCCGCTGGTACATAAAATCCAGTTATTGTACGGCCTGGAGCATTTACTTGTGCTCTGCCATCTGAGGCAGTAGAAATATCAGATTGTAATTCTTCATAATCTGATGGATCTAATTGAAGTTCTGCTAGACGCTTTTTAGCTTCGGCTTTGTTACTGTATGTGTTTCTTTTTACCTTTTCAAGAGAATTTTCCATTGCACCCGAACCGTTATACATAAATTCATATCCTGGTTTAGTAACTATAACTTCTCCTGTAGACGAGTATGATATATCATTGTCCTTAGGTGCTTCGCCTATGACTGATCCTGTTGATGCATCAATAATTTGTCCATCACTTTCTATTGTTTCGTAAGATGCCAAAGCTTCAAGAAATTCGTCGTCGTTTGCTGGAGGCAAATAACCTGATGACTGTTTCTTAGATTCTGTATTACTTTTCCATATTGTATTTGAAGTAGGGGAGCTACTAACGGTTTTTGTTGTAGGCAAAGGTTTGTCAGACAACCCTATAGTACCAGCTGGTCTGCTCTCGAATGCTTCGCTATAATAAGAAACTGGATTAGACAAATTTGTCTTAATAGTATTCTGCCTGTCAGGTAAATAAAATTCGTCTTTAAATTGATCAGACCGTTTTTTTAAATTATTAATATTCTCTATTTCCTTGGGACTATTTGGATCAATTCCCTTTGTTGCAACATAAGTGTTTCTCATACTAGTAAGATCATATACACCAGATGCTTCTTCATAATAACTAGCTGCAATTTTAGAGCCTATTGTAGGATCATATACAAGATCAGGGTTTGATACTAAATCTACACCAATTTTGTCTGACATTTTTGTATAATTATCTTCTCCAGCTAAACCAATAAATCCTCTGGGTTTAAATGCAGAGCCGCCTGCATCTGCATAAATTTCATCATAGAATAAATTAGGATCTCCTTTTATAGCATCTAAAGTTGAATCAGGAATACTTTCTGCTAATGGGCCATATTCATATCTTATTTGTTCATTTGAGAAACCTGCAACACTTTTAGTTGCGTTAGGATTCAATGCACTTTGCTGTTCTGCCATTGCTATAATATTAGATTTTACATTACTATCCGTAATTCCTATTTTTTCTAATTCTGAATTTATACTATTTGCTGAGCTTATTGCTTGCTCTGCTGTTGTTACTGCAGGGAGTTGAGTTGCGGAGTCTATTATGCCTCGACCTCTTTCTTCAAAGCTAGGATATCCTTTGTATATACTAGTAAAGTTGTCTTCAACTTTATCTGCTTTACCTATCGAATCAGTTTTTGACATATGATTTGAATCAATTGTTCCGTTGTTTACTCTAAGATCTCTAACCATTTTTCCTAATCTAAAATCGTAGCGATTGTAGTGAGGTTCCAGTGGTTTATATTCGTAAACAGTACTATTAATAGGTTGTAACTCCAGCGGTTTATTTGGGTGAGCATTTGTGCTACGTCCGCCTGTCATAAGATTACTATTACCAGTAGCAGAATCTGTAGTACTTTTTAGACTAGCGCCAGTTACGGGATCAGCAACGCTTGTTCCATCTGCGTTTATAACCGACTTGGTAATTTTTCCTGCGCCCCCGGTTCTAATATCTGTAAGAGCTTGTGTAAAATTGGAGCCTTTATGTCCTACACCATTTATTCCGTCACCGTCGTAGAACCCCTGTCCTTGAGAAAGATTAGTTTTTGGGATAGGAACTCCTTTATACTGTCCTATTGATCCTTTTGATACATCAAACGGCACTGGTACACTTGCAAACTCCATGGCTAGTTGTAGTTGGAAATCTTCGTCTGACAATTTTCCGGCTTTCCATTTTTTTAGTTTTCGAAATCCTTCTAGTCTTATAATTATAAGAGCATCTTGCACTTCAGGAGTAAATCTAATAATATCCTTTTTATCGTTTAATCCTGCTTTCTTAATACAGTAATCTAGTGTTACTCGAATAAATTGATATCTGCCAACTGCTGACGATTTGCCTGGTCGACCTTCTCTATCGACTAATTTATTTTGTTTTTCTTCCACATCAGTTAAGGTCATACTGCATAGTCGATTATCAGTTTCCCCCATCCAATGTGCATTATAACCTAGAACACCTGATTCGTATTTTGCAATTAGATCAAGTAACTTTTTATCTTGCTCAGTAATAGTAATGTACTCTTTGCCGTCTTCGTCTGCACCTTCAGATATGTCTGAAATTTTGTCTCTATTATTATATGTTTCTCCACTAGTAGATTGACTAGAAATTACACTTGTGCTACTGTTTAAGTTTATTTTTCTTGCGTTAAAATCACCTATAATAGTTGCTTCAGGATACTGGTTCTTTATTTCTAGTGCCTTTTCTGTTGTAAGCTTAAGAGAGGCTCCTGCTTCCATAAAATCAGTAGCAGAAACAAGAGGTAAAACTGTTGCTCCTTCTGCACTAGCTGCACTTTCGATTGCACTCTTGTAAGACGGTAGCCCATTTTCAGGATCATCATTAGGCGGAACAACAACTATAGTTTCGTATCCTTTTAATTTTAAATCTTTGATAATTCCAGTGAGATTTTCGCCTGTAGTCGCAGCAGGCAAATTTTCATCATTGTTGCCAATAGATATTATTGCAGTTTTTTTACTCATGGCTCATCTGCCCTTATCCATATAGTTTTACCACTTGCATTTTTGCCTATTGACCACTTGTCTCTAACATTAGGTCTAAATTCTTCGACAGTATCAAGAAATTTTTCACCGTATTCTGGCGTCTTGTTAGCAAGAAATGCTTGATCTCCTAAATTGTTAACCGCGGCGCTTGCATTTATAGGTGACACAGATCTGACATTGTTAGTTGGCGTATGTTTATTTCCAACAGTTGTAGTTGATCCCTCAGATGGATTTCGTCCACCGAATGCACTATTCAGTGATTTTTTTGCTTGTCTCTGCGCTTGTCTTTCTTTTCTTTTTAAGTAAGCAGCACTATACTGATAATTTT